AAAAGTAAAATCACAACCATTTGAAGATTATGGTTTTTGGTGGGTAAAAGTAGATTATGATTGTTGGTCTGTCAAGTCAGAAACACAATTAATGTTTAAAACACTTGATGAAGCAATGAAAGTAAAAGTAGGATACAAATTTTTAACTTAAACAAATAACTATGTCAGAATTATATACAATAGACAGAACGCCTCAAACGGATTTAGAAACAACTTAAAATAAAAATTATGAAAAACACAATAAATGAATGGCAAAAAGAGTGTGAAACTTTTCAATCTTGGTTTGCTAAATTAGGTGGTAACATTGCAAACGATGAGCAAATGACAGAAGCATTTTTAAGGATTGAAGCTAAAAACGTATCTGATAACAATTTATATCGATTGCTGGATGAAGAACGAGCGAAAGGAATTGAGGTGGTGTTATGAAATATGGACAACCAAAATACAGATACACAGTTCAAGAAATGTCAAAACTTTTAAACCTCGATGAAAAAACAATTAGAAAAAGAATTATATTTTTTGGAATTACTGGTAGAAAAAAGAAAAAAGGCAAAGGTAAAATATTTAACGATGAGCATTTTTTAATTATTTCTAAAAAGAAACTAAAAGAAACTGATAATAGTTTTATTGATGTTTCATTTGAAAAATACGATACTTTTTATATAATTCAAAGCAGAATGAATTACGAGTTAATTTAGTTTGTTTCTAAATTAAATTAGTTGTAGATTTGCTTAACAAAATACTGGTCAGAGTATTAGAAAAAATTAATAACGCCTCGTTTAATGCTTAATTCTGACCGATTAAGTTTTTACTCGAGGTTTTTATTTTATAGGAATTATGTTAGATTCAGAAAAATTATTAGAATTAATGCACGATTATATTAATCAATATGGCATTATGGGAAGTTTTTTACAATATTGTGAAGACGATTGCGATTTAGATAAAGATGAAGTAGAACAAGCTATTGAAAATCATTTTTACTAAACCAAAAAATTATCGAAGTAGTGAGCGATAACAAAAAATCCGAGCCATCAATTGCAGACCCTCACTACTTAGTCTGTTTTTGGTGGCTTTAACTTTAAATGAAAATAAAACTTATGGAAACAAGAACTCACATTGACAAACTGCGCAACCCTAATTATTTAGGAGGTTGGGATTTAATGGATGCAGAGGGAAAAACTATTGATAAAATAGTTACAATTAAAGAAATTAAAAACGAATCAGTTTTTAATCAGAAATCACAAATCGAAGAACAAGTAATTACTTTAATTTTTGAAGAGTGCAAACCAATTATTCTTAATGCTACCAATCGAAAAACTTTAAAAAAAGTTACTGGAACGGAATACATCGAGGAAATGATTGGTAAAAAAGTACAATTAACTACAAAACGTATTAAAGCGTTTGGGGAGTTTCACGACGCAATACGTATCGCAACATCAAAACCAAGTGATGTAATTGCAAAACCTATTGATGTAGGAATGTGTAAAACTAAATTAGGTAAATGCACTACTTTAGCAGAATTACAAAAGGCTTGGTCAGAACTTACGCAAGCGGAACAAAACACAACGGAAATACTAGCTGAAAAAGATAGATTAAAATCAATTCTTAAGTAATGAAAGATTTACGTAAAAACGAATTTAAAGATTTGTTAGAAATGAAAGAATTACTATTTGAAGAAAAAGATTATAGTATAATTGCTGATTTGCCAAAATTAGGAAGTATCACATACTATCCAAAATCAAATAAGATTCAAGTTCATAAAACAAATGATTGGATTGAAAACGGATTTATTTACACTAAAAAATTACTAAATGAAAATCTATCATAATTTAGAACAAGGTAGTTCCGAATGGCACGAATTACGTCACGGAAAAATAGGCGGTACACGTTCGAAACAATTATTTGTAAAATCTGATACTCTGCTAATTGAATTACTTGCAGAGTTAACAGAACCATACGATGAGGACGAAGAAAGTTATAAATCTGATGCAATGGAAAACGGACAACTTTTAGAACCACAAGCGAGAATTGAATTAACAAAATATTGCGGTGTAGAATTTTTAGAAGTTGGCTGGATTCAATCAGATAATGATTTACTTGGCATTTCTCCTGATGGAATTTCAAAGTGTGCAACTGTTGGATGTGAGATTAAATGTCCTGAGGCAAAAGAACATATTAGAACGTGCTTAAGTAATGAAATACCATTGAAACATATTAATCAATGTATTCATAATTTTGCAGTTAATCCGAAGTTGGAAACATTTTATTTCTGTTCATACAGACCTGAAAGCGTAAAACAATTATTCGTATCAAAGTTAACTCGTGAAAGTTTAGTTAATATAGGAACTGAGGCAAAACCAGTATTTAAAACTATTTCAGATGTTGTAACTGAAATTTATAAACACACCGAAGCATTACAACAAAAAATAACAGAATCAATTAACAAATTAAAATTTTAACATAATGGAGGTAGAAGGAATTATCAAAGTAGTAGGAGCGGAACAACAAGTATCTGCATCATTTAAAAAACGTGAATTAGTAGTAAGTACAGAGGAACAATACCCACAATCGATTATGATTGAGTTCCCACAAGATAAATGCGATTTATTAAATGGTTTAAACGTTGGGGACAAAGTAAAGGTTTCTATTAATTTAGGAGGTCGTGAGTGGGTTAATCCACAAGGAGAAACTAAATACTTTAATTCAATTAAAGGATGGAAAGTTGAAAAAATTGGTGGTGGTTTCTGAAACAATCCTAATTTTTTATTACTAGTAAAAACTTTTGATTTAATCCGAATTTAATTTTTAAGTTCGGATTATTTTTTGTAGGTTTGTACTTGTCGAAGCATCACCGACAATCAAAGTATAACGTTGTGAAAACAATGTAACCGAGAAGCCGTTAAATCTAGTGATGCAGATTTAGCGGTTTTCTCATTTTAATAATATGAAACCATTTAAGGACCAAGAAAAATCCATTAATGAAATAATAGAAGCGTTTCAAACTAAGCAAAGATTATTATTCTGCTTGGCTACTGGGGGCGGAAAAACTGCTTGTTTTTCTTTTATTGCTAAACGATTTATAAAAGAATATAAACAAAAGGTTTTAGTTTTAGTTCATAGGGATGAATTAGTAAATCAAACATTATCAACTTTACGGACCATTGAAGTAACTTGTGAAAGTGTTGTGGCCTCAAAGAAAAAACTACATCACCAAAGCGGTGTTTATGTTAGTATGGTCCAAACTTTAAAAAATCGTTTAAGAAATGATAATGACTTTTTAAAGGATGTCGGATTAATAATTGTTGATGAGGCCCATTTATTAATGCACGAAGAAATATTTGCTTATTATCCTAATGCTAAAATTTTAGCAGTTACGGCCACGCCAGTAACATTGAAAAAAATATACTTTTCAAAATGTTCAGTTTGCAACAAAGAATACCCATCGGTCCAAATGTGTTGCAATTATGAGACTTACGAATATTCAAAAAAGTTTTCATTATCTGAAATATATGAGGACATTATTATAGGAACATCAATTTCGGAATTAATAAATTCTGAAAGATTGGTCCGAGAATTAGTTTATTGTACTGGAGATATCGACAGAAGTATTTTAAAAATTGACGCTAAAACTGGGGATTTTGACAATAAAAGTACTGATGAATATTATGTTGCTCATTCATTTGATGTTGTTAAAAATTATGAAGAGATAGCTTTAAATAAAAAAACAATAATATTCAATAGCAGTAGTAAAATTAACGCCTTAGTAATGGATGCTTTTCAAAATGCTGGTTATAATAATGTAAAATTATTTGATTCAGTTAATGAAACCGAAAACAGAAAGAAAGTACTGCAATGGTTTAAAGAAACTCCTAACGCAATACTTTTAAATGTAAATTGTTTTACTACTGGCTTTGACGAACCTACTCTTGAATGTGTAATATTAAATCGGGCCACAAAAAGTCTTTCATTGTATCATCAAATGGTAGGGCGTGGTGGACGAAAATGTGACGAAATTTATAAACCATATTTCACCTTAATTGATGGAGGTGGTAACGTGGCCGAATTTGGTAAATGGTCCGATGAAGTAGATTGGAAAAGTATTTTTTACGGAACTGATGAAAAACCAAAACCAAAAAAAGAAGCATTGGAACAAACTAAACAATGTCCTGAATGTGAAATGATACACGCAAAAAACCTTTCAGAGTGTAGCGAATGTGGTTATATTTATTTGGACCCAATAAAAACTAACACTTTTTCAGGTGAAGTAGCAAAATTAATTGATGAAATACCAAAGCCAAACGGAAAAAAAATTGTAGATTACGTGTCCAAAATTGGAAGAGATAAAAATTTTGCTTGGCTAATACTTCAAAATCAAATAATTGATTTATTTATATTTCATTCGGTTACTTTTGGGACCTACAAAAAAGCAGAAGAAAACGGAAAATTTGAACAATCAATGCGTAACTTAATAAAAGAACCGTATCAAACTATTCAAAATTCATATTTAGAAAGCGGAACGATGAGAACAAAGGCTTGGATTATTAACAAAATAAAAAAGAAACTAGATGACTATTATTCCAGAAAGTAAAATTCAACAAGAAATTGTTATTTACGTAAACAATAATTATTGTTTAACTAAACACGAACCACAATTAATTATATATTCGGTCCCGAATGGAATACCAATACCTATTCCACCAAAAGAAAGGGCACGAGCTTTGGACCTACTACATAAAACTGGAATGCTTAACGGAGTTTCTGATTTAATTATTCAGGGCCCAAACGGACGTATTTTAAATGTAGAAGTAAAAGCAGAAACGGACCAATCAGAAGCTCAAATAAAATTCCAAAAAAGAGTTGAAAAATTAGGGGGCCATTATATTTTGGTCCGTTCATTATTAGATTTTCAAAACCAATTTAAAACAAAATTATTATGGTTACTAAACAAGCAATAAGTAGATTGTTATATACAATCGGTAAAGGCCACAAGCCAAACGAAACCGACAAACTGGCCCTTAACTCAATTTTAACTTATATCAATAAATTTGAATCTGAAACAATACAAGAAAATTTATTATTTGCGAAATTATACACGTTGGTGTTATCTGATTTTTTATTACAATATAAAGACATTGATTTCGCAAATTTACAACTTAACAAAGAATTATCGAGGCCTATAAATTATCATACTCAGATTTTACAAATGAGATTAAAAACATTTGAACTCGATACTTTTTTTAAAAGCAAAGGTATTGTGGACCCATTAATAATTGGAAAACCAATCGCAGAAGCATTAGAGCGATACGAATCTAATAAACAATTATTTCCATCGATAAACGTAAAAGAATTATTTGAAGCGTCCGATACTTGGGATTATGATAACGTTGTGGCCCATCTAAATAGAAATATAAATGAATCTTTAATAGCTTATAAAAATGTTTGATTTACTACCAATTAACGGAGAAGAAGTTGTAAAAAAAGTATCTTATTCGGATATTTTAAAACTGAGAATTTTACCAACTGATGATATTCCAAAACCAGAAGCGGTCCTATTTTTTCACGACCAAATGGTAATGAGTAGAAAAAACATTTCTTGTATTACTGGAAAGGCCAAAGTAGGAAAAACATTTTTAATGACTTTATTGAATATTTCAGTATTAAAGAAAGGTGAGTTCGGGACATTGCGGTCCTATTTACCAAAAGGAAAAGATAAAATTATTTACATTGATACTGAACAATCAGATTATCATATTCTTTTAATACTTCAAAGGATTAATAAAGAGGTTGCAACCGATAAGTTATTGATGTTTAATTTTGACGCAAAGAGTGTTGAAGAAAGAAAAGATTTTACTCGAGAATTAATTTATAACACGCCTGATTGTGGTTTGCTCGTTATTGATGGAATAGCTGATTTAATATACGACCCTAACGATATTAGAGAAAGTAGCCAAATGGTTTCAGAATTGCGTAAATGGGCCACAGATTGTGATATTCATATTGTAAATGTAATACATCAAAACCCAAGTGAAAATACAAAAATGCGAGGGCACTTAGGGACCATACTAACAAATAAAGCTGAAACTGTTATACAAATTACTTCTTCAAAAGAAAATGAATCTATTAAATTAGTTGAAACATTAGCAACCAGAAACCGTAAACCTGAGAACTGGAGCTTTGAAATTATAGACGGACAACCAACTATAATGGAAGATTGTTATGAGGCCCCAAAATCGGGCCGTACAATCAAAAAACAACTTTCAGATATAGAAAGGATTGAAATACTGAAAGGTATATATTCAGAAGTAAGAAAAGATTTAGGGTTAGGTTATACGGTTTTATGTGAAAGAGTAGTTGAAAGCGCAAAACTTGGAATTACTGGCGGTAAAGATTTTGTAAAATATGCAAAAGAAATGAACTGGATTTTAAATGATGGACCACGAACAAATTACTTTTTATCAGTAAATTCAGACCCATCGGTATAAGGTATAAAAATGCAATATGTTAAAATCATACCGATAAATGTAGGAAAGTTCGCTTGGTTTTATCGGTATAATAATATAATCCTCAATTTCATACCGATATTTAACAATAATAATTCAATAAATATGTTAAAAATATTATCATTCGCATTAAAAAACAATTTTTATACCGATAAATTCGTAATTATGTATCGGTATAATAACCCCCTATAAGGGGGGTTATACCTATACTTATAAATTTATACCGATAGATGCCTATACCGATGAAAAAATCCAAACGCACAATAACCTACCCAATCGACCAAAAAATAAAAGACCTACACAAAGCAATAGTTCAAGGAGATAAAGAAACTGCGGAGAGGTTGCAGAAATATATTTCATATTTTGAGTATGATATTAAATAAATTACTATATTTGCGTAGTAGAGTCGTAGCTACAATTAAAAATATTACAAAAATTCGCTCTACGATAAGGACTACGACCCTTTGAATAGAGCGTTTTTATTTTTATGATTGGCATTTATAAAATTACAAGTCCAAGTAAAAAAGTTTATATAGGACAAAGTGTTGATATTGAAAAAAGATTTATTCAATACAAAAGATTACAATGTAAAGGACAAATAAAACTTTATAGTTCTTTTAAAAAATACGGAGTTGAAAAGCATAAGTTTGAAATATTATTAGAATGTGAAATAGAAGTTTTAAATGAGTTTGAAAGATATTATCAAGATTTATATTGTGCTACAAATAGAAATGGTTTGAATTTAAAACTTACAAAATCTTTTGATAGAAAATGTGAACATTCGCAGGATACTAAAAACAAAATATCTTTTGGAAATAAAAAAGCTAATGCAATTAAAAAAGGGATTTATTTTGAAGGAATGATATTTAAAGAAAGTAAGAAAATAAATCCAAGAAAAATTATATACATTGAACAATTAGATGAAAGGTTTAAAAGTTTAAGGGAATTATACAATAAATATTATTATATGTTTATATCTTACGGTTCGTTACAACGTAATTATAAAAAAGGATTTAACATATTTACACCAAAATATATATTAGAAAATTGTTTAAATGATTTTGATGTAGAAAAAAGAAAACGAGTAATTGAATATATAAACTCAGGAGCAAAACCCAAAGGAAACATTTTATATCAAAGGCGTTTCAGACCTGAGTTAGTAAAAAAAATGGATGAGTATTTAACGAAATTGAAAGAAGAGTATGGACATACAAGAACAAATAACTAAAGAGGTTATACAAAACCTATCAACTAAATTTGATGAATTAATTTTAGAGGGATTGTCTTTAAAAGGAATTATATTTGGTAGTAGAGAAGAAGCTGAGGAATTTATAAAATTAAATTGTAGATGTGAAGACAATATTCAATTTCAACAAAAAATATTTTATGTTAATGATATTCCTTTTCTACTTCACAATTATGAAGTTATTTTTGAACCAATAACACAAGATAATAACGGAATTAATATGAACGCTAATTGGGGTTCGTATAAATTCTTATAACACCTAAACAAAATGAATAAATTAAGAGAGAAGTTAAAAGAATCGGTAAAATCAATGATAATACCAAACGGAATAAATCTAAATATAGACAAACTAGAACAAATAACCGATGACTTTAGTGTGAAGCTATTGGATTGGTTAGAAGTATCAGGATATAGATTTAATGAAGATGTTAAAATGTTTAAAAACACTGATGGTCGTTTAAAAACAACAACCGAACTACAACAATACTTTAAAGACAATATTTATGGAAAAGAATAAAGAACTTACACCGATGATGGAGTTGATAGAGAAACTTGAAAAAGAAATTAAATTCATTAATGAAGATGACTCTAAAGAAGATAAGTATTACCAAGCTGGTTTAAAATTAGCTTATGCAAAAGCATTTGAACTCCTACCAAAAGAAAAACAAGT